AACTTTACTCCCCGTAAGGGCGTAATGACCAGATATGCTAAAAAAATGGTGAGGCCCGAATTTTACGGAAAAGTCATCGTCGCAGATGTCAATTACGTTTAATTCATAGCAGATTAAATAATGAAAAAGGGGAGTTTTACTCCCCTTTTTTGTGCCTACTTGATACTTATTACTATACGGAGAATTATATGGAAACAATATACAAGTTAACAAGTCCAAGTGGGAAGTATTACATTGGAAGATCAAAAGAATATGATGTGAGGATGAAACAACATAACTCTCGTTCCAAAACAAGTGATGAGATTGTGTTATATCACGCTATTAGAAAATATGGTTGGGAAAACTTTGATAAGGAAATCATTGCTGAAGTTGCAAATGATGAGGCAGTAGAATTGGAGGAGTTTTTCATAAAAAAGTATAATGCCGTTGAAACTGGGTATAATATGACATATAAAGGTTGTGGTGGTGATATATGGAAAGGCCGTAGAAAAACAAAGGAGTTCCAGGAATTCAGAGAACAACAACGGAAATATGGTGGAGACCAGTGGGAAGGGCGTTATGACACTACAGAATACAAACAATTTGTAGAAAAAATGAAAGATATAAATGGTGGCTACAAAAACGGAATGTATGGTAAAAATCACAATCAAGATACAATCGTAGAACTTAAAAAGAAAGCAAAAGGTAGATTTTCACTTCCCTGGTTTCAAGACAAATACGGTATAGAAGAAGGGCAGGTTAAATATGATGAACGGTGTGCAATGCTCCGAAATCGTAATATGAAAAAGGACCAATACGGAAGATTTATATCTTCTTGATATTTATATAGAGAAGGGAAGAGTAATTTCTTCCCTTTTTTATTGCCTGTATATTTATAGTTGAGTAATAATATCTTTTTTAGGAGAATATAATATGGAAGCTATATGGCCAGGAAGTGGTTCAGCAGTAAGTGGAAATACACCATTTGGGTTGTATGATACTGATTCTACATTCCAATCAGACGCACCAAAATTTGCCAATTGGTCAGCCAAAAGACTTGGTTATCCAATTACAGCAGTTGAGTTACAAGACTCACAATTTTATACTTGTTTTGAGGAATCTATTACTGAATATTCATCCCAAGTAAATCAATTTAATATTAGAGAGAATTTATTATCACTACGAGGACAGGCGACTGGTTCAAATGTTACTCATAAGAGAATTACACCTAATTTAGCTGATGCTATTAGGATTTCAGAACAATATGGTAGTGAGGCAGGAGTTGGTGGAACGATTGATTTTAAAAGTGGTTCTATTAGTGTTAATAGTGGTTCACAAGTATATGATTTAAATACATTATATGCAGATGTATCAGAAAGTGGACAAGCAATTGAAGTTCGTAAAGTATATTATGAATCTTCACCAGCCGTTTCGAGATATTTTGATCCGTATGCAGGAACAGGAGCTGGTTCTTACAATATGTTAGATGGTTTTGGATGGGGTGGAATGTCACCGGCCGTTCAATTTATGATGATGCCAGTTTACGCAGATATGTTAAGGATACAGGCAATAGAATTTAACGACCAAATGAGAAAATCGGCACACACATTTGAGTTAAGAAACAATAAAATAAGAATTTTTCCAAATCCAACATCAACTTATAAGTTGTGGTTTGAATATGTTCTTAAATCAGACAGAGATGACCCCACACAAACTGCATATGGAGAAACATCCAATACAGTTTCAGATTTTTCTAATGTTCCTTATAATAATATGGAATATCAGTTTATAAATGATGTAGGAAAACAATGGATTAGGAAATATGGACTTGCACTAAGTAAAGAATTACTTGGAATGATTAGAAGTAAGTATGGTTCTATTCCGATTCCAAATGCAGAAACAACTCTTGATGGTGATACATTGAGAGGAGAGGCATCAGCTGAAAAGGAGGCATTAATAACTCAACTTCGTGAAAATCTTGAAGCATCAAGTAGAAAATTGATGTTAGAGGCAGATAGTGAAGAAGCAACGAGATTACAAGAAAAATTAAATAAAGTTCCACTGCCGATCTATGTCGGTTGATAATTATGAAATGGACACGAGATAAAAACGGGTTGTTTGTAACTAATTGTCATTCTTGTAATGAAGAAAGAAGGACTTCTAAACGACCATATAATACGAAGTATTGTAGGAAATGTAATCCATCACAATTTGGACATGAGCAAATACGTTCATATACTCCAGAAAGAAATAAAAAGATTTCTGAAGCTAAAAAGAATTGGTGGTCTAAACAAGATAGTAAGAAGTTATTAGATAATTGGTTAGGTGATTATAGAGATAAATTGATGAACCATTTTATTTCAAAACCAGAAAAGGAATATGCAAAGTATCTTACTGAAAACAATATTAACTTCGAACATCAAGTAAAGGTAAATGGATTTTATTTTGACTTCTTATTAACAGATGAAAATAAGTTAGTGGAGATAGATGGAAAGTATTGGCATCCAAAAACAATTAACGATGATAGTGAATCTTGGGAAGTAAGAAATTACAATAGAGATAGGAAAAAAGATATGTTAGCAAAAGAATTAGGGTATGAATTACAAAGGATACGAGTATAATGGCCGGAAGATTTTTACCACAAAGAGACCTTGATGTTTTCACACGGGTAAATAAAGAACTTATTGGTGATTTAAAAGAAGGCAAAGATGGAATAATAAATCAACAAGTAGTTCTTTATAAAATATCAGCATACGACACTATGACTAATTTGTATGGTGAAGCCGCAAGTGGAAAACGATTTAAACCGGGTGTTAAATTTGCTTGTTTAATTGATGCAGCAGATTTTGATTACAATAATGATGAATTTGGACCCGATGAACAACAAGACGCATCATTTCATATTTTAAGACAAACTTTAATTGATTTATCAGTAGTTCCAGAGGTTGGTGATACACTTGAGTGGAATTGGGCGCATTGGGAAATTAACGCAGTCAATGAAAATCAACTTGTTGGTGGATTACAAGATAACAATTGGAGTGTAACTTGTGCAACTCATAGGATTAGATATTCTAATCTTGGTGTCGAAAGAGTTAGGAGCATTTAATGGCAAGAAATAAACCTATACCGAGAAAACATAGAACTTCTACTTCCAGGGGCAATTTAAATCGTGCAAGACAATATAAAAGAGATACGGATAATGTACCAGATGTATCTATTACTTTGATGGATTTAGATTCTGCCATTATGTATTATTTTACAGAAGTTATAAAACCAACTGTGGTAGACAATGGTGAAAATATAAAAGTTCCAGTTATGTATTCATCTCCTGAGAGGTGGGCTGCAGTACAAAAAACTGGTTTTATGAGAGATAAGAAACGACAACTTATATTACCAGTAATAGCATTTAGAAGAACTGGTATGAGTAAAGATGATACGATTCCATTAGATACTATGGATCCAGAATCACCAGCCCTTGAAGTTGCATTTGAAAAAAAATATTCTCAAAAAAATAGGTATGATAATTTTTCAGTTCAATATGGTATTATTCCACAGAGAGAGTATTATAATGTAGCAGTTCCAGATTTTATGGTTTTAAATTATGACTTTATGATTTGGACACATTACATTGAACAGATGAATAAGTTGGTTGAGAGAATTAATTGGTCTGAGGGTGCTTATTGGGGAGAACCTGGTAAGATGAAATTTAGAACTTCTATTGATAGTTACACGGACAGTACAGACGTTACTTCAGGGGAAAGAGTAGTTAGGACTGAATTTAGTGTTACATTAAAGGGATATTTACTACCCGAATCATTTAATGAGTTTGCTACAACTCAAAAATATCTTACACCAAAAGTGGTTAAATTTACATCTGAAGTTGATACATCAGAAACAGATTGGCTTAAATTAACATCATAATGGGAGTATTCAATGGCACAAGATGCATCTATAGATAGTGATAGAAGTAAACCAGTACCAAGAGGACAAAGGAGCTTCAATCGGGGCCGTCAATATAAAAGAGATACGGATAATGTACCAGATGTAGCTATTAGTCTAATGGATTTGGATTCCGCTATTATGTATTATTTTACAGAAGTTATAAAACCAACTGTGGTAGATAATGGTGAAACTGTAAAAGTTCCGACAATGTACGCTTCCCCAGAAAGGTGGTTTGCAGTACAAAAAACTGGTTTTATGAGAGATAAGAAACGACAACTTATATTACCAGCTATTGCATTTAGACGAACTGGAATGACAAAAGATGAAACTATTCCATTAGATACAATGGATCCTGAAGAACCTAAATTACATTGGCAATTTGAAAGAAAATATACAGATGCAAATAGATATGATAATTTTTCAGTTCAACAAGGGCTTATTCCACAAAGAGAATTTTATAATGTAGCAGTTCCCGATTTTATGGTTTTAACTTATGATTTTATGATTTGGACACATTACATTGAACAAATGAATAAAATTGTTGAGAGAATTAATTGGTCTGAGGGGTCTTATTGGGGAGAACCTGGTAGAATGAAGTTTAGAACTTCTATTGATAGTTACACGGACAGTACAGAAGTTTCAGAGAGAGAAAGAATAGTCAGAACTGAATTTAGTGTTACATTAAAAGGATATTTGATACCAGAGGCATTTAATGAATTGGCGGGTCCCCATACAATGCAAAAATTTCTCACACCGAAAACACTTGTAGTAAAAACTGAAACGGATACTGCTATAGCACCATTGATAGACAGGTTGGAAGGTGCAGAATTTTTTGAAGATGCACAATCGGGCATAACACAAGATGCTGTACAGCCTGTAAAGTTAACACACGGATTTTCTTTAACTGCCGGCACGGGAATTAGTATTACTGACGATGGGGCTAATTATGATGGATCGGCGGCCATATCACAGACTATATCAATTCCACAAGTAGTTAATATTGATTCAAATGTTCAATTTAATCAAGTAACTTCTTCGGCATTATTGTTAGGTAGTAGTACTATAACAAGTACTGGTGTTAGTCAAGATTGGTCAGTTACGGGTTCAGTAGATGCAACTACAAATTTAACTGTCGGTGGAAATACAACAATAGATGGAACTTTAACTGCACAAGAATTTCATACAGAATATGTTTCTGGTTCTATAATTTTAACAAGTGGTTCTACACAATTTGGTGATACTCTTGATGATGCACATTATTTTACAGGAAGTATGTATGTGACTGGCTCGTGGAATTTGAATGGGACTAATATAACTGAAATATCTAATGATACTTCTTTAACAGATGCAAGTTCAACTGCACTTGTAACTGAAAATGCAGTAAAAACTTATGTTGGAAATGCAAAATCAGATGTTGGTGGATTCTCATCTTATATCAGGAAACAATATGTAAAAATATCTTCTGCGTTAGTTGGAAGTAACACTGCAAGTTTCACAGCAGTTACGGCATCTGCCCCAGTTGGTATGACATCAACAACCGAACACGATTTTCTATTCTTTATTAATGGTCAGTATATGGAACATGATGCAGTAGAAATACAGCAGGCATCATCAACTTTTTATCTCAAAGTAGATACAGATTCTATTGGATATGAACTTGAAGGAGATGATGAGATATTGGCCTGGGGTAAATTTAATTCATAGGACTAAAAAATGCCATTAAAATTAAAACAACCATTAACAATAACTGGTGGAACAGGAGTAACTGCTTCCAATAGTGGTATTGCGTGGGATGGACTTCAACAACTTCAACAGGATATTTCTGTTGGAAATGATATAAGAACAACTGGAAATGTTCAATTTAATGCTATAACTTCGAGTGGATATGACCTTGATGGATATACTTTACTTGCAGATAGATGGACTAATAATTTTAGTGCAGGTGGTTCAATAAATGTTACAGGAAACTTAACCATACCTGGAAATGCAACTGTTAGTGGAAAGGTAACTGCCGAAGAAATTATTGCAGAATTGACTTCATCTAATGTGATATTTAAGTCAGGTTCAACACAGTTTGGTGATACAATAGATGATACACATTATGTAACTGGTAGTGTTTATCAAAGTGGTTCATTTTCTTTACTTGGAAGTGGTAATATAACTGAATTTTCTAATGATACAACTTTAGCAGATGGTAGTTCTACTGCACTAGCAACTGAAAGTTCTTCAAAAGCATATACGGATGTTCAATTAGGTTCAAGTGGTGAACCTACTACTACTGATATATATTTAAGAAAAAATTATAATAAAACTGCATCATCTGTTTCTAATAATACGGCCAGTTTTTCTGCAGTCACGGCGTCAGCTGGTTCATTAACAGCAACAAATGAAACTGATTTTTTGTTTTTTAATAACGGACAGATTATGGAACATGATGCATTAACTATACAACAAAGTGGTTCAACCTTTATGTTGATAACGAATCCAACCAGTTTAGGATATAATTTAGATAGTCTTGATGAAATAAAGGCATGGGGAAAATTCAATGCTTAAACTTAGAGATTTATTATTTGAAGGACATAACGATTCTAATGATACTGGCGGAGTTTTATATTATTGGAACGATAAAGTATTATTGTGTTTAGGAGAACGCTCGGGAAAATGGCATATTCCTAAAGGACATATACAATTTGGAGAAGATTCATTAGTTGGTTCAGTTAGAGAATTTACAGAAGAAACACAAATAGTATTAAATGGTATTCCAGAATTAGTTAATACCTATAAGAAAGATGACGGTGGAACATTTTATTTATATGTATTAAAGGGAAATACAAAATTTATTCCAAGAATAAATCATGAACATTCAGATTGGGGATACTTTGATGTTACGAATTTACCGAGTCCAATAAATGATTGGGTTAAGGAGACTATTGAAGATGATTAAATTAAAAGAATTATTAAATGAAATACGAATAAAAGTATTATCTGGTCATTTAACCGTCACGGATAAACGGGCAATAAAATATATGATAGAAAAGGAAATATGGCAAGGTAGAGTTGGTAAAAGTGATTGGTTTATTAAAGACTTGGGAAAAGGCAAATATGATATTACACAAAAAATTAAAGATAAAGGTTTAGTCCCCGTGCGTGGAACTAAATTTAGAATATCTACATATAAATCTACGATAGGAGTAAAAAAATGATTAAATTAAAAGATTTATTAAAAGAATGGACTGATACTTCATTTAGAGATTTACCAAAAAGGTGGTCTAAACCTGTGATGAAAGGTAGAGAATCAGATGGTCTTACTGAATTTGAGAGAATGGGTGGTAAGGATACTATTGATGAGAAGATGAGTGATGATAAACGTGCCTTTTTAATGTTACGAATCTATGGGGATAGTTGGAAAGTCAATCTCGGAAAGGTCTTTTCGGGAATCAATAAAGGTAAACCTACCATGATTAAAAAAGGAT